ATAACCACTCGTCGATGGTTGCAGCTTCCCAGATTGGGTAGAAGTGAAGACCGATTGCGTTCGAGCTCGGTACAATGGCTCCTGAGATGATGTTGTTTCCATAGAGTAATGATCCTGCGACGGGTTCTCGTATACCGTCTATGTCAACTGGAGGAGCCGCAATGAAAGCTATGATGAATGCTGTCGTTGCTGTTAGTAGTGCAGGGATCATCAAAACACCGAACCAACCTACATAAATACGGTTGTCAGTGCTTGTCGTCCAGTCACAAAAACTCTGCCAGCTGTTAGTTGGTTTTGTTATTTGTACTGTTGTTGCCATTAAAAAATGCCAGGTATAATATTACCAGTGAATACATACGAACCTAGTGCAGCAACGAAACCTAGCATAGCTAGTTGACCGTTTACACGTTCAGCATTTTCAAAGTAGTCTTGCTCGATTACTTGTGCTTGTGCTTCGGTTGCGAATCTGTTGTTGCGTCCGCCTGATTCAGTAGTAGTTGTCATTGTATCGTAAATAAAAAGAGTGCGATTTGTGGCAGGGACGATACGTTTCGGGCTGCCACGTTTTGCTATACTCCTTTTCTTATAGCGGCTGCATCAAGTAAAATCTTTATTTTCTTTTTACCTGTAGTGCCTTGGGAAGATTTAACTTTTGCATCGAATGCACTAAGTTTCTTTTTTAAAGGATCGTGTACCATTATACGTTTACGCTTTGGTCGTGGGGCTTGGGACGAATATTCTTTTTCGCTAACTTAGGATTTCCTGGTGGCATAGGTTTTGGATAACCTGGCCAAGGTGGTCCTCCAGGTGGTCGAGGTCTATAGGGTGCATCATCTGGATTAGGTTCTTTTCCTGGCATAGTTAATCTTTAAGAGGTGCAGTTGAAGGTGTCCTTGGTACCTTCTTACCATTTCTTATCACAGTTTGTCCTTCAAAAGGATTGTGTGCATTCACACCATCAATCTCTGTATTACCAGATGTAGGTGAGATATCTTTAGCGCCTTTACTAGCACCAGATTTAGGTTGAGTATAATGTCCTGGCATAATTTAGAAATTTAAATTGTCTGACCGTTCTAGTTTAGCTATAACATCCTGACGGTAGGCAGGATCTTGATCATATCTTCTATCACTCATAGCAGCTACTAACTCTGCTTGACTTCTGAAGACATCTTTAGTATTTTGTGGGGCTTTACCTGTTAACATTGTTCCTTCGTATCCATTTGCTTCTTGGTACTGGGCTTTTAATCCAGAGACAGCTATCTTAATAGCATCGACACTACCAGTATTTATAATACTATCGAATGCATCTATAGATTGTTTGTCTAAATTATTACCAGCCCATTGTACTAGGTTATCATAAGCTTGCTCCCCACCAGCATAGTTTTTTACTTCATTAATGGCTTGATTAGATAAGTCAGCTTCTGTTGGTCCATTCTGATCCATAGCTCCTGACTTCTGTACTTCCATGTAAGCTTCAACTAATTCTCTGCTACTCATTTGAGTAAACTTATTTAATGTTTCTTCAGATAACTTACCATCATTCTGGTAGTATTCATCTGAAGCAGACATTATTGTTTGTGCTCCTTCAGTAAAGTCTGAAGCTTCAGTCTCTTCTTCTGATACTTCTTCGGCTTCTGGAATCTCAGCTTCGTTATCTGTTTCGCTACTTTGATTATCTTTCTCTCCAAGTTTTTTCTGGAGTTCTCCATACGCTTTTTCTAATTCCTCTGCAGTTTTATATTTACCTGCTAATAAATTCTCTTGTTGATCTACTAACTGTTCCCCTACTTGAAGAGACTCTTGCTCTTCAGGTGTAAGGTTCTCTGTAAGTGTTTCAGTTGTAGGTGTCGTATCGACTGTTAATGTTTCTGCCATTTATTCTTGAGGTGGTTGAGTTAATCCCATTCGATCTGATAAACCTTGGGCTGCTTCTATAGCATCAGGGTTTTTATCTGGATCCATTACGGGTGCGTTAGCAAATTGACCAGCTTGTTTTGTAAGTTCTTGAGCAGTCATTTGTTGTTGCTGTTGTGCTTGTTCTTGAGCTAATTGTTCTGGAGTTTTAACCAGATTTAATACATCAATACCTTGAGCTGCTGCTAATCGTTTAATAGCTTCACCAGCATTTATGTACTGAGGTATAGCTTGAGGACCAAGTACTCCTGCAATTGTTTGCATGAATTGACCAAGAGCTTGTGCATCTTGACCACGACCTAAAGCATTAACACCTGCTACTATCTTAGGTCTGACTAGATCTTTAGGTAGTTTAGGTATTTGATTTGATCTTTGTAATACAAGAAGTGTTCGTTCTAAATATGGCACTAAGAATTCAACTGTAAGTAGTGAGTAAAGACCACCTAACGATTGTTCTAATTCTAACTGTGTCATTCTAACTTCTTCTGCTGTTGTGCGTTCTGAATCTCTTACATTTAATATAAGGAACGCTTCTGATATTCTCTTTTCTAATCCTATTATCATCTGACTTGCCGTAGCGAAATCAGCTGTCTTTCCTACTTGGACTACCCCAACGTCTTCGGGTCTACCTTGTATGATAGCACCATTACCAGCTTGGCTGAGAGTTTGTGGTTTAGTAGTTGCACTAGGAGATACTAAAAAGACTACCTTTGATGCTACACTTGACCCTTCAACAAGAGCTTGTGTTAAACCATCTAATGATCTTAAGTCTCCTATAAATTCTTCAACTCTACCACGTCCATAATCTTCACCGTCTACTGTATTGAATCTGAGAACGAGCCATGGACTAGCGTTCTTCGGTGCTGTGCTACGGCTATCAGGCAGAATCATATCATCTGCTTCTTGATGCCAAACCCAACGACCAGAACCTTTGTCTAGTTTAACGCATGTGTATACTTCTACGTCATCCTCATCTGTACCATCCCTGTTAACATCATTAGGATATGCTATAGGGTTAGGATTCTCCAGTCCTAATACCTTACGACTGATGATTTCTTTTGTTACTATCTCTAATATATTACCATTACCATCTCTATTTACAACATATCTTTGAAGTGGAAAATGTTTTAATCCATCTTTACCCATAAATATTAGGGCATTACCTGAAACAATTAAATGTTTTAAGGCTTGATGTACAACTACTCTATCATTAGATGCAGCTATGTAATCTAGGATCATCCTTTCTATTTTTGAAAAGGATAAATCTAATTCACTTCTTTGAGCTGGATCTAATTCTTCACCTAATTTATCATCTCTAACTTGTAGTTTAAAGAATGAAGATTGAGGTGGTAGTAAAGCTAACATTAATTTAGCTGCCAGAGTAACAACAGCCTTAGCTCCAACGGATTGCCAAGGCTGGATTAAATGTTTTTTACCACTCTTCTGGCTGTTATCATGTTGTACTAGATAAGGTAAGGTAAGTTCAGAGCACTCAACAGCTGTATCTAAGAACTGTGATCGTCCTGATGATAGCTGTGAGTACCTTTCACTTGCCTTATACTCCACTTATTCCTCCTGTTCCAGCACCAGCTGCAGGGTTATTAAGAGCTATCTTCAATGCTGCTGAACCTTTCTTCTTACCAGCTGCAGGATTACTCTTTGTTTGCTCCCCACCATATGCTACATCTTTCACTTCACCTACATCTTCGATGTCTTTTTTCTTAGGTAAAGGATTTTGAGCAGTTACTTGTCTTGGCTCAGGGGGTGCGAAAGTTGCCATTGGTTCTGAAGCACCGCCGCCTCCGCCTCCGAATACACACATTAGATTTAGTCCTCTAGTATTTGTTTTATATATTGTACGACTGATTGTTGACCAGCTTTGTACATGATGGATGGAAGCTCCTCTTTAGGATGGATGGGGCTTGGAGGGAACTTATTCTCCAAGTCTTCGATTAATTTCTCCAGCTTCTCAGTGTGGAGACTAAGCGTACTGGGGTAGATTTGTGTTTGCATGTTCAAAAAATGCTGGCATTCTTGCTGCTTTGGTGTCAGAAAACTCTGGTGCTTTGCCTTCGTACATTAGACGATCACTTGCATCTAGCCAGAATTTTTTGTCCAAATATTTGTCGTAGGTATTTGTACCTAGGGGCTGTAGTACCCAGTTAATAGTGGCTTTCCTAAGTTTATCCAAAGAAGGGCTAGCAGATAGACCCAACTCAGCGCATACAAGAGAATTACTTCCGACATGGATCTGCTCGTCCCTTGAGATGTCGGCAGATACAGTGCGAAGAGCAGGATCCCCATTAAACCTAAAGAAAGGGAGTAGAACAAAGAAGATTGCTCTTTCAGCCACGAGAGCTTTGGTAATAGTGTGATCAGGGTGTGCAATCCATGCATCTCTTAACTTTAATGCCTCCGATTCTGCTTGTTTGTCTGCACCATGGGCATCGACTATATACCCCAGGGCAAGATCATGTTTAATCTCGTCTTTAACGTTTGATTCAAGAAGCTCCCTAGCGATAGCTGGTACCTCTTTCTCAAGACCTTCTTTAATAAATTCTCCAACTGGTAGCTCCATATGACGAATTGCAAGAGCCCGCTTGATGGTTTCTTCAGCACCTTCTTTTACCTCCCCTTTCGTGGGTTTAACTGGTGTCCAAGTTCTTTTACGTTCTAGTAATTTTTGATAAGGATGTTTTCTCATTATTCTTGACAATCACAGGTTATTGGCTC